TTTATTTTATGTTCTTCTGCTTCCCAATAAACCTTTATGTAAGTGGCTGTGCTTTCATTCTTTGGGAGGAAGTATGAAAATATTTTTTTTAACACAGCCACTATTCGCATCATTAATTAAAAATTCTTGCTAATGATGGAAACTTAAAATCTGTAATGTGTTTGCTTCCTGCAACACCTATGCCAAACCAGACATACTTACTGTTGTTGCCAAGTGGGTTTTCTAATTTTTTTCTCTCTGCACAATCCTTTTGGACAGCTTCCTCTCTATCCATATTAATCCAGTTTTGTTTTGTGCAAATAATAGTTGGTAAATTAATGACAGAAGATTTATTACTATCTTCTGGAGTAATGTTATTTTCTGCAAGATGTAACATACAACTCCTTCTCTGGTGTAATGGTGGCACTTGCTCAACCAAATGCCACCTAGCCAGTTATATTCATCACATAAGGAGCAACTTATGTAACTTAATTGTTAATTAAAGATTTATTTGCAATTCGCAACTAAAATTTGCAAAAAAGGGATATTTTAATTAATTAGTGCTTTTACCTTGTAATACTTGGAAAAATCTAGGTGGCTAGTGTTAGAAATAGGATAACAAACATCTATTTTTGCAATAAAATACTCTAAAGTATGATAATTAAAAATCTTATATTTATTATTGTTTAAATAACTATTTACAAAACCTATGTAATTACCTTTATGATTTTTTAAATAACAATATGTAAGAACTGCATCTTTTTTTTCTACAATTATTTTAGGGTTATACCAAAAAATAGTTTTGGCATTCTTTTGATAAATACAATAATTACCATCATTCTCTGTATCATTAGGAGCAAGTACAACTTCCCATTCATCTTCATTTCTTAATCGTACTACACCTGCTAAATCACAATAAGCAACAATAGGATATTGGGTAATATTATCATCTAATATTTTTATAATATGAACTTTAAAAAATTTTGCATAAATATAGGCTTGTTCAATATTAATTTTTCTTTTTCCTGTAAAATGTAATGATGTTGTTGAAGTATCTATACCAGTTGCTTCAGAAATAATTTCATTACTTCTAATTCCACTATCTTTTTTTATTTTTATTAATGCTTTATTAAACATAAAATTTTCTTGTATTTGCATAAAATTTCTTAATATATAAAGATTTTGCAAATATTTTCATTATTTTTCTTCATATCAAATTAATCAATTACTTGTCAAATTATAAATCAATTAAAAATTAATTTACAAATTGCAAAATAATCACTAATGAAACAAAATAGAAATGATTATTAAATGTAATTTATGTAAAAAAACTATGGAATTGGCAGAAAATTTAACAATACCACAGTTAAAAACACAACAATTCATACAAAAATACTATCAAAAGAATAATAAATCTCCATCATACAGAGATATACAAAAAGGACTTGGCTATGAAACAACAAGTGCAGGATATGTCATTGTTGATGCTTTAGTTCAAAAGCAATACCTCGCAAAAGCTAATTACAAGAAAAGATCAATCATTATTTTAAAGGAAGTGCCTTGTGAAATCAGCTAGTGATAATATTCCTGCATTATATTTTTATGTTGAGTCTTGGATTACAGGTACACAAGATCTTACTCCACAGCAAAGAGGAATATACATTCAATTATTATCTCATGCACAAGTTAGGAATGGAAGAGGGTTGCCTAACGACATCGTAAAGTTATCAAGACTATCTTTATTGTGCAATCCAGATGATTTAGATAACTGGGAAGAGCAGAAAAAAGACCTGTACTTTATATTAAAATCAAAGTTTATTTTAAAGAAAAACGAAGAAGGTGTTGATGCTTACTTTAATGAAAGACAGCAAAAAGAGTACGAAATTGCTAGAAAAAAGAAAGATCAAGTCCTTCAAGCTAATGAAAAATATAACAAGAAAAGAACTAAGAATAACGATATCGTAACGATATCGTCTGATAGTGATAGTGATAGTGATAATGATAAGAATATATTTAATAATATATGGAGTAAATTAGATTATCCTAGAGGATCAAAAGCTGATGCTAAAACATGGTTTAACAAAGTGGCAAAAGGTATTGATCCAGATTTGATAATAAAAAAATATAACCTTTATTGTTCTCAACAAGATGAAGAAAAATTTATGGCTCATTTTTATAAATGGTTAAAAAGCAAAAGATGGGAAGAAGAATTACCTACAAAAAAAGAAACAAATAATTTTGGTGTTCAACCAAAAAAATCACACAAAGATTATGTCGGTTTTGTAAAAAAAGGCATCAGAAGTACATCCATTTCTGACGATATGGTGCGTCAGATGAGAAAAGAAAATTTAATAACAGAAGAAGAGTTTAAGGCTTGGTAAAGAAAAAGAAAAAAGATAAACATACTATTGATCTTGGTGGACAAGAATTAATTAGAGATGATAAAACAAATACATTTGTTAGAAAAGTTGATGGATCTAGGCTTAGACTTGTAGCTTATGGACAGGATAGACACTTAGAGAAAGAACACAAATCAGTATTAGATAACTATTATGCCAGGAACTTACTGGATATACATAACAGAGAACATAACAGCAAAAGATATTGGGCAGGGCAGAGATATGAACAGAAGTTTGAAGCAGCAGGAATAAGACAGAAACTAACATCTAGTTTAAAAGAAAACTTAGGTAATGGAACTACTGAAGAATATATGGTGGAGAGTCTAACAGCTTTATCTGACTTTAGGTTTATTGATAAAGAAATAGGTAATCACAGTAAGATCTTATGGTATGTAATTATACAAGGTAATCCTGCTAAGAAAAGAATGGATGAGTTAAGATCTGCACTTGATAAATTAATTGAACTGTTTGATATGTAAGTTCTATGTTTGTGTCTATTAACAAACGATTAGTAAATCTATAGAAATTAATATAATCACTTAAATTACGAACACTTTTATAGCCATTTATTAGAATGGCTTTTTTTTATGCAAGAACAAGAACTATGGAAATCTTGTTTGTTGCTCGGATTAACTGATGCTCTCGGCAAATTTCAATGGCAAAGTAGATTGAATAGACAATATGAGATTGAAGCAAAAGAATGGATTGGGAGCAAAGACTTTTTCTTAGTATGTTCTTATGCAGATCTACAACCAGATTATATTATCAAGATATTTAAAGATATAAAACAACACACGCATTACTTAACAGCAACAGATATTAGATATTTACTACATGAAACAATTAATAGACGATCTTAACTGCTCAATGTTTATGGTCATTAATCCAGAGACAAAGAAGCCAGAGATCATTATTCGCTTTAACAACTTCGATAACGAGAAGGAAGCTATGGACTTTGCTGAAGCATTTAAAAAGGGTAACGAGGTAGATCCATTTGCATTAACAAATGATACAACAGTTACAATACATTAATGAACACATTACCAGTAAAGACAGAGACAAGAGGTCGGAAGAGTAAATACTCTAAAACTCTATGCAGAGAGGTCTTAACTTTATTATCTCAAGGTATTGGTATTAAACACGCAACAACACAATGTGGTATTACTTATCCAAGTTGGAGAACATGGATGGATAAAGATGATAAGCTGCGAGATGCTTACTACAAAGCTAAAGAGGCAGGGATAGAGATGCTGATTAGTAAAGTAGATGAGAAGATAGAGAATGCTCTGGATAAAAAGAATATACCAATGGCAGAAGTTAAACTGTTAGAGATATACTCTAAGAACATTCAATGGCAAGCAGGTAAGTTAGCTCCGAAGCAATATGGTACTGAGAAACAAACATTAAGCATTACTGATGCAGATGATAAGAAGATAGAGATTAGTTGGGCTAGTGATTAAATATAGACGAATATAGTATGAAACTAGAGGTTAGTTAAGGTTTGATATGGATAGGGATAGATGGAAAAGGTAGGGATTGAAACAAATGCTTACGAAATACACTATTTCTTTCCCACACTTCTCGTGTAAAAAATATATTATTTTATTTCATAATGTGAAACAAAACTAAATAAATAAATAATTTATTATATTACCTAGTATATTAAGTAAGGAATTCCCTAGCTTTTTAAGTAACTGGTCAGATTATGGTTAGTTTTTATATTTTAATATAATTATTATGTCTGATATTCTACAAAATATCTGATATTTTATTGTTTATTTCATATACTGAAACAAAATCCTTGCACCCCATCGGCTCGGCTGCAAATTGCATGGGAGCTATTTCAACACAAAACAAACTCTCTACGAACTTTAGCCAGTACCTAAAACCTTATGAATAAAAAACCTAAAAAGAAAAAACAAATAGATCCAT